ACCTTCGTGGGGGCGGCCTATGGACAGCAAAAACCATTGTGCGCGGGCCTGCCTGCACTGTCTACTAATCGCAGTAGGGCGTAGAGTTACCTTTGGTAATGGTGGGGTGGGTTATGACACCACTGCCGGGGGGTTCAGTAGAATAGAGGTCGTTCCCAGACAATATTTTCTGATTTTCGGGTACGCACACCCCTAAACGGGCCCATTTCGGCATAATCGACGCCACGAGCTCGTTCAAACGGGCAAATCGACGCCAAAAATCGCCAAAACGGGTCCAAATGGGGCTTTTATAAGGGAAATGTGGCCGATTTTGCCCGAAATTGCGTATATCTACTTATAAAAGCCGATTTGCCTTATAAAGCGGAGTGTATTGGTAATTAGTGGAGCGGATGCGAATGGGAGTAAACGAACTTGCCCAAGGGCATCCATTGAACAACAGGAAGCCGGCCACAGAGGGCACCGTCAGTGATTTGCTGGTGGTGTATCCGTTGTGCCCCGCTTCCTGATTGAACATCGATTATGTCTCATTATGAGGTCACAGGGTGGCTTCAACACGAAGTCGCCGAACGACGGTCAGATTTCCGAGAGACCCATAGTGATGACGATAAGCAGTTTGATGAGACGTTTTGCCTAGCAAAGATTCCAAACCAGCCCGAGGAATATGATGGGCCGCCGCGATATTGTATGAGCACTGAGACGAACCGTTTAAAAGGCTCAGATTCGTGGCTATGCCATCATCATGGTGGTCACGGTGGCGACCCGGGCGACAAAGGCGAGCGTCATCCTGAAAACTTAGTTGACATTCATATGAAAAGTGGAATGCAAGCCACGGTCGAGAACCTCAAGGACGATTTCGATGACAAAGACGAAAAGCTCTATGAGTGGATTGTTGAGTCATACCCGCAGAAATATGACATTGACCTTGAGGCGAATCCGGGCCTCGTATATGACTTGCACAGGCTCGCTATTGAGATTGTGCGCGCAGAGCGTGGCCGCGGATATCTGCTTGAAGAGGGTGAAGTTCAGGAACAAGAGCTGACTGACGAGGACGGCTGCATTGTCACTGATCCGAATACTGGTGAGGTTGTGACGCAGAAGTCCAAACACTATCTTGCTGAAATGATGGCGCGTCAGGACAGTAAGATTACGAAGCTCGAAAAGGAACTTGGAATCACCCGGAAGGAGCAAGAGCGGCGTGACCAGACTGACGACGCGATTGCAGAGATGAAGAACTTCACCGAAATTGGTGCTGCGTTCATTGACCGAGACTCGAACGACTATGACCCGGATGAAAAGCCGTGGGAGGAGGACGAGTAATGGAATGTAACGTTTCAGTCGCTGAGTATTCTGCCGACTTTTATCGAATACGCGGTGCTACTGTCAGAAATTTTTCAGGTAGCCACCCGGTAATGCCAGCGGATATGTGGGAACGGTTATCTGACTATTCAAAAATCCCCCATATTCAACTCGATGGTGAGCTGTATCGGCCGCGGGCCCAGAATGATGTCCCGGCTAATACAATCGCAATACCTAATGTGACGACTGGCGAAAAGAACGCAGAACCATTTTTGATGAAGGAAAACAAGCTGCGAGAAGTGGCCGTGCGGTAGTCTGTATCTCTGTGCCGCCACTTCCTGCAGCACACCAATGCATAATAATCGATATTCATTTGCAGGACCACTTAAAGGACTGACTGACCCCGAAACGATTCACGAGTGTACAATTAACGGCGGCGACAGCGGGCTGGTAATTATTTGGAGCGGAAACGAATACTCGCGCCGGAAGTCATGGATTTCAGCTGACGAAGACGCGAGCCTGAGTCTTGAGCGCATGAGATAAATGGATAACGAAAAGCTTCAAAAGTTCGCTGACCAACTTGGTGCCGACCCCGATGCCATTGTTGACAGGTGGCAGGGTCGGCCCGATTTGGTAATGGATGATATTTTCCGGGTTAGAGACATCGACACCGGAAAGCCACGCGAGCTGGAGCTTTTCGATGTGCAGCGGAAACTTATTCACGGCTACTTTTATAGCGACTCTGGTACAGTAAACGCTTATAAAGGGCGTCGAATTGGGTACTCGTTTGCTGTTGTGGCGTGCTTCCTGCTTGAAGCGATGTTTTTCCCCAACTCTTTCTATCCCATCGTTTCTAACAGTCTTTCGCAGGCTAAAGACCGTATTGCAGACATCGAGCAGCTAATCGATGATGCAAAGATTGAGATTCCCACTCAGAAAACCAATAAAGACGAGATAGTTCTTTGGAACGATAGTTCGTTCATGGCATACTCGTCCGATAGTGACACCTCCCGTGGTGCAGACTCCGGCCGAGCGGTGCTCATGGACGAGATGGCGTTCATCGAGGACGAGGAGCAGGCATCTCGTGCGTTTGGGGCATTTCTTGCACTCGGGAACAACCGGAAGATGGTGCAGGTCTCAACGCCAAACACCAAGAATGACGAGTTTATGGAAACGCATCGGCGCGGCTCGTCGGATGGTGACAATGGCATTCTCTCAATCAAGCAGCCAACGTTTGCAAATGCAGAAGAGATAGACATTCATACGTCGCTCTATGACCAAGAGCTAGAGCCGGTTCGGCCAGAGCTCAACATCGACCAGATTGAGAACGAGCGGCTCAAAGACCCGGAAGGGTTTGGTCAAGAGTATCTGTGCCGGCCTGTGTCTGACGAGTACCGCTTCTTTGGCGAAAACACACTTCAACGCGCACAGGAGCGTGCCCGCGCAAACGAGTATCAGCTTGGTGTTGGTGCAACAAAGTTCAACGGTGTGCGCCGCGTTATGGGCGTTGACATCGGCATCAACCGCGACGATACTGTTATTTCGGTCACGGACCATGAAAATGACGAACGCCGTCAGCGCCTTTGTGTGGCCGTTGACGACGATACGCTCAGACGGGCTGGTGTCAAAGACCCCGACCGAGCCAACGCAAACCACATTGCAAAGCTAATTGGTCATATCCATAGCGAAATGGGTGTTGACCTTGTTATTCTTGACAAAGGTGGTGTTGGCCAAACCTTCGAGCGTATTATTGAGCGCCAGATTGGCCGTGGCGTCGTTGGGTTCGACTTCTCGGATAAAGGCGCTGTCAAGGACATGATGGAGGACACAAACGTTGCACTCCGCAACGATAACGTGTCTCTTGTCCCCAAAGACCGCCTCTACGATGAAATGGCGGCAATTGTGAAGGAAAAGCGTGACCAGTATGCGAAGCCGAAGTTTAGTGGGAAAGATTACTCCGAGTCGGGGAAGGACGACATGGCAATGGCGACTGTTCTTTCCACGTTCCCGCCGAACCAGAATACTGAGCCCGTGACTCGGCCCGGTGTGAAAGAGCGCACGCCGGACGATGAAGACCAAAACCCGTCTCAAGCGTCAAAGAAACCAAACGGAAAATACAATCCAAGCTTTGGTGCAACGTCTGTTCAGCGAACGTCACGCTCGCGGCGTAATCAATACCAGTCTAAGCGACATCGATAACTATGACATCTGTTAAAGAAGCTATTAACGAGCGTGTTGAGTCGTCAGACGACTTTGAGTTCGCTGCATCATCGCCCAAAGCAGTCCTCGCACAATCTGGTGGTGCTGGCGGGAGCCCACGGCCTGAAGCGGCCCCGGCCCAAGCGATTGACGAGTACCGGCTCATTGCTGATACAGACCCGCACGTGTCTGACGCTATTGACACAATGGTTGATTACCTTGTTGGGTCTGGGTTCAACATCAAACCGGCAAACATTCCGGGGACCGAACAGGAACAGACGGACGAAGATATTGCCGACCTGAAACAGCTTGTCGAACGGTCTCAGTTTGAGACGGAGCTTGGCGATTGGGTCTGGCACGCGCTTGTTGATGGGACCGGCTTCTTGGAGCTAGTCATTGAGGACGACTATTTCCGTCCAAAAGTTCTCCCAACGGAAGACATGGAGATTCAGACGGACGAGTTTGGTAATATTCAAGGCTTCATTCAGTCACCGCCGTCGGGCGATGACATTGAGTTTGAAGCGCATGAAATTGCCATCCTTCGCTTCCGGCGACACCCTGATGAAGACTTTGGCCACTCCGTAATCGAAGCTGTCCAAGAACAGGCAGATATGCTTCGGGATATGGAAATTGATACGGCCCGATTTGTGGCCACGAAAGCATATCCGCCGATTCTATGGAAGTGTGGCACGGACGAGCGGCCATGGTCACAGCAGCAAATTGACGATTGGCTCAACAATTTGGACGACGTGCAGCCAGATTCGATGCTTGCAGTGGGCCACGATGTCGAAAGTGAAGTTGTTGGGGTTACATCTACCTCAAGTACTGCGGGCGCGATGCGCCTTGAAGAGACGTTTAAGCACTTGATGCGACGTATTGCGACCGGGCTTGGTATTCCGGCCGACCTGATGAACGTTGACACACTGGCTGGAAGTGAGCTTCAGGTTGCAATGCCGAAGTTTGACCGCCGCATTCAGCGCTATCGGCAGATTATTAAGCAGGCAGTCCGATACCAGATTTTCCCGTCGCTGCTAAATGACTCGACGGCACGTGAGTTTAGTGAGTTGCCGCCGGAGTTTGAATTTGGCAAGCACTCATCTGAGGAAGAACGACTTGATGCTCAGATGGCGATTAACCTTGTCAATAACGGACTCTTGAGTCGTGAAGCAGCTGCGAAGCGGCTCGGTATTGACCCAGAAGTTGAGTTGCCACAAGAAGGCGAGCTGAGTGAGCATATTCAGACTGTAAATCAGCTTGCAGGGCGCGGCGATGAAATTCAGAACCCGTCCGGTGGCCGGCCAACTGATACGGGTGGTGGCGAGCAGAGTCCCGGCAGAGAAGCGACAACGCGACAGAATCCTGCAGAAGACCAATCTGGAAATCAAGATAGGCCACAACAGAGCGCGACTAACGAGTAATTATGGACGAGAAAGAAAGAGAAGAGCTTTTATATCGCCTTGACACGCGCACACAACGAGTTGATGAACACCTAGATAGAATTGAAGAAAAAATTAAGGATAATAAAAGCGACATTGATAATGTCGAAGATGAAATAGAAGGCCATGCTCAAAAAATCCAAAAACACAAAACGCATCTTGATTACGCAAAAGGTGCACTCACCGCTGTTACAAGTGGTCTTTTAGTGGTTTTGGGTAAACTGGTTGGCCTTATTAAGATTTAGTACTAATGACAGCCGATAATACGTTTGGCATTAATGTTAAATTCGCCTCGCCAAAAATTGAAGCACTCGGTGACGGCTTCAATCAACATGGCGTTCGGGAGAACGAAGACGGTTCGATTGACGTTCGATTTAACGCAATGGAGCCGGGTGTTCGGCGTGGCTATGAAATTACCCCAGAGTTTTTGAAGCGCGTTACCTCCTATAACTATAGTAGGCTTCCGCTTCAGCTTGACCACTCCCAGAGCCAGCGTGCAAATGTTGGCTGGATTGAGCCAGATGAGGTCGGTTTCTCTGATGGCTTCGCAAATCTTGGTATTCATGTTCCGAATACCGGGTCAAGTATTCGGGATGACATTATTGCCGACTTTACGCATGAACCGCCCGCTATCAACGACATTTCACTTTCATTTGAAAAAGATTCTGTAGAGGTTGCCCAGCCCGACTCGGCAGATGGTAACCCGAAGTTTGTTGATGCACGAATTAAAGAGGCTTCGTTGACGCCGTTCCCAGCAGGCTACGAGAATGGTGGGTTGACGCCCGCGTTCTCGGAGGCCATCGATAATGCTGTGGAAGCAAAGTCTGGTGAGACTGAAGATGAAAGCTCAACGAGTCATTTGCTGACCCGACAATACGAAATTAAGTAACTATGCACGAATTTGAACTGCAGACTGACCCGGAAGAGATGGATGGCGACGATGCCAAAGCCACTCTTGCGGAGTTTATGGAAAAGCACCGCGAGAATGTTGAAGAGTATGATGAGCTGGAGACCGATTTCTCTGAGCTCGAAGAAGAGCACGACGAGCAGACTGAGGCGCTTGCTGAGCTTCGGACGAAGTTTGCTGAGGAAGCGGCTGAGTATGTGAATCTGGCCCCCGATGTTATTGCTGACCGATTCAGCTATAGCGAGATTCTCTCCATCGTTGAAGAGGGCGACAACTCTGAGGAATTCTCCGAGGACGAGGAGCCCGAAGATGCGGAGGAAGACGAGGAGGGGCAGCTGACGACCTTCTCGCAGCGTGAAGAGAAGGGCAAGCGAGAGAGTACGGACGTGACCTCTGACTATACGGATGAGGCGCGCGACCGTCTGAACGATAAGTTCTAAGAGGTATAATAAATGGCAGAACCAAAGATTTCGACTTCGGCTGAACAGCCTATCAACTCTGACGGTGCGGTTTCGACTACTACTGCGGTTGAGGGCGACCTTGTTGGCCTTAACGCTAGTGGCGACCTTGTGCAAGCAGATGCCGCGGCTGGGACGGCTATCCCGGCAGTTGGGGTAATTTCCGGTCCCGTTGACGACCCCGCGAACTACCCGACTGGGCAGTTTGAGGCCGCAGCGAAGCAGGCAGAGTCTAACCGTGCTCTCATTGACGATACGAAAGTCGGCTATGTCCGATACGGTGTTGAGGTTTATAACAACGACGAAGACTGGGGCTTCACGCCCGGCGAGCCGGTGTTCCTAGACACTGGTGGTGGCTTCACTCAGACTGAGCCCTCTACTACTGACGACGTGCAGCAGTATGTTGGCTTTGCTGGCCCAGACGGTGAAACGGTCTTCCTTGAAATTGATGGCGACTACGATGTCTCCGCCTAACGAGGTAATATAAATGGCACACGATAAGCAGCTTTTGACGAAGGACGACGTTCCGCTGTACGAAATCGGGGATTACACCCTTGAACTGATGGAAGTCTTCAACGAGGAGGCTTCTCGCGGCTTCATTGATGCGGTGAGTCAGGAAGTTGACTCGCGCACCTTCCTTGCCCGCACGGGTGACATGACGTGGGAGGAAGTCGCAGAACTTGAGCACGCCCGTACTGGTGAACTGGAGGACTACCAGATGGCGTTCAACGTGGACACCTACGCTCGTGACCTTGGCTTCTCGCGCGAATACATTGAGGATTCGCCGGCCGAGCTCATTCAGGAACACGTAGCCGAGCTTGTTGCAGGCGGCCGTGACAAAATGTTCGAGGTCGTCTTCGATGTCATGAAGAACGGCATCGCTGACGGCTCGCAGCTGTGGTATGACCCGCAGGACTACGGTGAGCACACGTTCACTGACACGCACAACCACACGTACACGGGGCTCAACTCGGACGCCGCTGACACCTCTAACCAGCTGTTCAGTGACGCTTCTAGCCGAACCCCGACCGAGATTGCCAATGAGCTGTCGAAAGACCTCCGGCATCACGGTTACAACCCGGACATGATTCTGACCACGGACGACGTGGCCGACCTCTTTGTTGAGGAGAAGACCGACGGGTTCGGTTCCCAGTTCTACGTGCAGCAGGCTGAGAATCTGGAAGCGGACGCCAATCCGTCTGAGAGTCTGACTGTCCGCGGCATGGATGTTATGGAGACCGCATGGCTCACTGCTGACGGTAACAACGAGCACCCGGTCTACATCTACGATTCCAGTGCTTCGCCAGTGAAGACGAATACGGTTCGTGACATGGAGGTCACTGACAACAGTGGTGCGCCGGTTGGTGGCGCGGGCGGCTTCCGCGGCGACCCCGGTGCCCTGCTCGGGACCTACGGTTCCATGCGAATGGGTGCCAAGTTTGGCGACCCGCTCGCTGGTGCAAAGGTTAACGTTGACCTCTC